GACATCATCTGGCACAAGCCCAGTCCGATGCCAGAGAGCGTCACTGATCGCTGCACTAAGGCACATGAGTACGTGTTTCTTCTCACGAAGAGCCAGAACTACTTCTTCGACGCGGAGGCGATCAAGGAGCCGTCGCTCGAAGGCATGAACCGCAACCGCCGCTCCGTCTGGAAAATCGCCAGCCGCCCGTACAAAGGCGCCCATTTCGCCACGATGCCGCCGGAACTTGCCGAGACTTGCATCAAGGCTGGTTCAAGCGAGCGAGGCTGCTGCCCGCACTGCGGCTCTCCGTGGGAGAGGGTCACGAAGAAGACGCGACTCAAGAGAAAGCGTCCCAACGAGTACGTGAAGCGGACGGGCGAGGCTGGCACGGGAAGTTCGTGCAGCAACACGGTCGCCGGAGTTGCCGTCGAGACTCTCGGCTGGCAGCAGACTTGCAAGTGCGAGAAGCACGAGCCGGTGCCGTGTGTCGTCCTCGATCCGTTCGGCGGCTCAGGGACAACGAGTGCCGTCGCCAAGACCCTCGGAAGAAACTCGATATACGTCGAACTCAATCCGGACTACATCGAACTGGCCCGGAAGCGAATCGACGAGGCAGGGGCTGCTGTCAAAAAGAAGCAGAAGCCAGCCGCAAAGCAGATGGAAATGTTCGTGAACTGATGTGTTTGTCTGGAAACGCTTACTCGAAGGAGGGAACTGCAATGAAGAAGTGGACAATCAAGAACGCATGGTCGGCCAAGAACGGGTCTAGTAAGCCCGTCTCGCATGAAGAAATCAAGGCGAGCGACATCACGGAGGTCGACCGTCTTATCGCATCGGCTCTCGGACTTCGAGACCAGCAGAGCATGAAGAAGATTCATGCGGCGCTGTCGTACGCGATGCCTCTTCTTACGACGCATCAACTGCCGCCAGCAACGACTCGCCAGAAAGCGCTTCGCCATGCTGCCAAGCACGCGATCGCGTGCGTGATGGCTTACTGCAAGGCGGATGGGATTCCGAAGAGCGAGTACAGGTTCGCGATCAACGCCCTGAAGAACTTGGATTTCACGCAACTCAGTCAAAGCGATTGGTTCCTGATCTGGGACGCCATGGGCATGGAAGGCGAGATCAAGGATCAGGAGTGCTACGACTTCTACCGCCACGCAGGGCAGTGCTGGCATTACGCCACGCTCGCGGAAATGGAATGACTCGCTTGTCTGGACACACTTTCTCGGAGGAACGGATTCCATGAACGATACGGTCATTTTGAGTTGGCCCGAGTACGCGATGGCGTCTGACGTTGGACGCAGGCGGCAACTTGAGTCCATCAAGGACGGAAGGAAAGACAACCACGGCTTCGACGGCGAAGGATGGAACGAGCATATCGAGGGAGCGTGTGGCGAGTGCGCCACGGCGAAGCACTTGAACGTGTACTGGGACGGGAGCGTAAACGCATTCTCCAACCCAGACGTCGGCAAATACCACGTTCGCACGCGAAGCAAGCACTACTACGAACTGATCATTCGCCCTGGAGACGACAATGATGAAAGCATATTCATCTGCGTCACGGGAAAATGCCCTGAGTACAGGATTCGCGGCTGGATCGTTGCGAAAGACGCCAAGAAGCCTGAGTACCTCAAGGATCACGGCAATAGGCCACCTGCGTTCTTCGTGCCGCACTCGGCGTTGCGTCCGATGAGCGAGTTGCCGATCTCGAAATGATCTCATTCGCGGAGGGGACACCCGCGAGAGACTGATGCGTGCCATGGATCGTCTATGAAACTCTGAACAAGAGTAACGGCAAGACATACATCGGCGTCCACAAGCAGGACGGAGACGGCTTCGACGGATATCTCGGGTCTGGGCAGGCGATCAGCAGGGCGATCGCCAAGTACGGACGCGATAACTTCGAGCGACGGACTCTCTTCTCGTTCCAGACAGACGGCGAAGCCTACGCCAAAGAGGCCGAACTCGTCGGCCAGCAGTGGGTCGAGTCGACTTGGACGTACAACCTCAAAGAGGGAGGCATCGGCGGCGCTGGGTTTTCGATGCCCGAAGAAGCCCGCGAGAAACTCCGGCAGTACCGTACGGGCAGGCTCCACAGCGAGGAGACGAAGCAAAAGATCAGCGAGCGCCGCAAGGGACTCCTGCACACTCCCGAGTCCCGCGAGAAGATGTCACGGTCTCGCACGGGTGTTCCGCACTCGGAAGAGCGAAAGCGGAATATCAGCGTCGGCATGAAGAAGTCGTGGCAACTCAGGAGGAATCCAAATGCCTCTTGAGACTTCGATCACCAAGTCCATCGTCAAGTCTGCGAAACTAGACGGCTGGTGGACGTTCAAGATCGCCGGTGGTGCGTTTCAGCGGGCTGGAGTTCCAGACTTGCTGTGCATCAAGAACGGCCGGGCTGTGTTTCTAGAGGTCAAGCAGCCAGGCAAGAAGCCGACGCCGCTTCAGCAGCAAGTCATGCGAGAGATTCGTGAACAAGGCGGCGCCGTTGCCGAGGTGGTCACGAGTCGAGACGAAGCCCAGAAGGTGCTAAATGGGGTGCATAACGTCCCGTAAAAACTGGCCTGAAAAGCCAGCGATTCGGTATGTCTACGAGTTGGTTCTCGTGGACGGGAAGTGGAAGAAAGTCCTCGTAGCCAAACGGAGAGACAATGATCGCCGTCAGAAAGCCGGAAGGTAGCGTGTATCAGTCCCTGGCCGCCGCAAACCCAAAGGCCATGGTGGCGAAGGGCATGACGGAGGCCTACGTGGGCTATTCAGTGAGCGACAAGCCAGTCGCGGTCTACGACTACGAGACATGCGTCGAGATCGTGATGCGAGAAAATGACATGACCCACGCGGACGCGGTGGTTTATCTCGTCAGGCACGTCATCCCAGACGAGCCCGGCCCGAACTTGCCCATCTTTGTGAACACATCTCGCTGAAAAACCGATTGACACGGAGAAGTATGGAAGCGATAACCACCACCGTTGAAAGGCTTTCCGACCTCGATGCAAGAACGATTGTCGGAAGCCTGACGAAGCACGGAAGCGAGTTCCAGCGAGAAGTGAAAAGCCGACACGGGTCGGCAACGCCAATCGCGATCGTTCGGGACGGATCATGGAGGATCGTATCGTGGGCAGCGACGCACGAATGGCGGTCGATGCAGACCCTGGAAGGGTTCACGCTCGACTCGCATCGTCGTCGCGGACTTGCTCGCGTTGCAGCATCGCTGCTCGTTGCGGACGGCTCGATCAACCAGCATCTGCCGCTGGCCGTGTTTGCTCCGTACTGCGTGGAGATAGCACGCAGCGTCGGCTGTCGGGACGTTCGCCTCTTCGAATGTCGCGGCGACGACTGGTTCGAGAACTCGTAACGCGAGGTAGTTGTATGGATATGCGTACCGCAGCGGGTCTGTTTCTGGCTCTGATCGCCGTAATTTCTCAGGCTTCCGAGCCGACTCCAGCAGGCGAAGCATGCAGCGTTCTGACTGCTGGCGAGGCTCAGGTCGTGGCAAAAACGAACGAGGCTCGCGTCAAGAACGGCTCTCAGCCTCTGGCCGTTGACTGCCGACTGATGGTGTCGGCGAGGCGGCACGCTCTGCGGATGGCACGCGAGCGGTCGCTCTACCACAGCGACGACAAGGTCGCCGAGAACGTGGCGACCGGACAGCCCACGGCGACAGATGCCGTGGTCGTGTGGCTCGCGTCGCCTGGGCATCGCGCCAACATCCTGAACCGTGGCTATCGCCGCATTGGCGTGGCTGGGTTCATCGGTCCTGACGGACGAGCGTACTGGGTCCAGCAGTTCGCTCCGTGACAAGCCCCTCCGGTGGTCCCGCCCCGCGAGCCTCGGATCGGCCGACCTCGCGGGGTGGGCCATTTGACAGAACCCAAAAGGAGAAAGAAGCGATGATCGACAAGAAGAAACTCGCCGAAGTTTGGGCAACCATGACTGTCAACGAGATCGCGGCCAAGTTCTCGGTGACCAATCAGTCTGTGTACTCGGCGGCTCGCCGCTACGGTCTTCCGCACAAGATGCTTCTGGAAGTCGACGACGACAGCATGCCCGGCCCAGGCGACCCGACTCCGGAGCAGATCGCCGAGCGTGCCAAGGAGATTCGCGACACCTGGTGGCCCGAAGGCGAGCATGAGCGTCGTTTTCTAGGCCAGCGTCGGGTCCGGTTTGAGTTTCCTCGAATCTCGTCGGCCGACATGTTCGGTGCTATCGAGCCCGCCTCCTACTCTCGCGTGTAACTTCATGCCCATCGAAGAAACGTGGCTCGTCGACGTCGTCGGAAGCGGCATCGCACGGCTGAAGAAGAGAGAACTGGCCCTGGACATCGGAGCCAACAAGGGCGATTGGGCCGAAGAGATGGCGCTCGCGTTCGATGACGTGATCGCCGTCGAGCCCGACGAGCGAAACCCTCTGTCGGCCAGGATGGACAGACTCGGTAACGTCACCGTCGTGTGGGCTGCGGCATGGAAGAGCGACGGCTTCGTGACTCTCCATGTCAGGCCGAGCCCTGACCAGAACTCGCTTCTGGAGACGCACCCGATCGGCGCAGGGGCGTGCGAGCCAGCGCCCGTAATTGAGCAGCGTCTCGTGGCGTGCCGCACCCTGGACAGCATCGCTCCGAACGGTGCCGACATGGTCAAGATCGACGTCGAGGGCGCAGAGGCCGACATTCTTGCGGCGTGCAGCCGCGACGGACGGTGGTCGGGGACTCTGTTCGTGGTCGAGTGCCACGACACGCTCCAGGCTGTCACGACCTTGCTGGAGTCTCTCGGAAAGACGGTGACGGTTGTGCGGCACCCGTCTGCGACGGCTCACCCTGGTCACTGCTGGGCGATTGGAACTTCTCCTTGAGCAGCCGGATCATCGTTTCATCGACCGACTCCAGCGACTGGGATTCGCTCACTGACTTTACGTGGCCCTCGATGAGGGAGTACGCGAAGTCTGTTGGCGCAAGTTTCTCGGGCCTTCACGGCAAGCATCCATGCAGGCCAGCCTCGTGGAGCAAACTGTCTTCCATTGCCTGGGGTCTTTCCGTCTGCGAGGAAGTACTCTGGCTGGACGCTGACGTCGACGTGCGGTTCGCCACGGACGACGTGTTCTCTGAACTCCCCGGCGGAGAGTCTGTTGGGATGTGTTTCCTGACGGACGAAAGCGGAGACGGCCACTTCAACTGCGGCGTCATGCTGTGCCGCAGGAAGTCCTTGCCCGCGATCGTCGACGCGGCCATGTGCGATCAATTTGCCAGCCACCACTGGTGGGAACAGGCAGCGATCAACTGGCTGGTCGGCCTCGGGGCGTTCAGCGCGTACAGACTTGATCCGAAATGGAACGCATGGCGAAGGTCGATGCCGCAAGACAGGCAGTTCCTGCACGCATGCGGCATCGGCGAAGTCGGCGCAAAACTGGAGTGGCTACGGTCGGCGACATGAAACTCCTGTCCCAATGGTGGACTCCCAGCGACGAGAGACGTCTCGGCGAGATTCGCGAGTGCCGCGAGGCCAACGAGTGCCGTGGCCTGTTCTCAGAAGTCGTCTATGTCGACGCCCCAGGCGGCAGCAAGACCTACCGGGAGTTGTTCAGCGAGTGCGTCGACCGCTGGCCCGGAGAACTCTGCGTCGTCGCCAACACGGACATCATCTTCGACGAGACGATAAGCCTGATCGAGCCGCATGTCGACGACAGGACGTTCGTCGCCCTGACGCGGTGGGACAGCCCGATCTCGCCTCGCATGATCGGCCACGTACTGCATGTCCCGAAGACGACGGAGTCTCAGGGCAAGCAGCATTTCGACGACTTCTGCTTCTTTGCAGGGTCTGGCGACGCATGGGCTTTTATTGCGTCTGATGCCATGAGAGACGCGCCGCATATTTCCCTCGGAACACAGGCGTGCGATCAAGTCATTGCGGCGTGGGCCGCGATCGGTCGCGGCATGCGAGTGATCAACCCGTGCCTGTCCGTTCGGACATGGCACCGTCACGCGACGTTCGACCGTCCTCCGGCCGGAGACACGGTTGCGCAGGGCATGTACGCATACCCGCAGGCCACGACGATCGCTGGTGTCGACGAAACCATGCTCGCGACGCATCTCTGGACGCCAGAGCAGTACGGAAAGCCAATTGAGTGGGGGGTAGTCAGGAAGCAGGAGTGCCGACCTTAACGCTCGCCGAGATCGAGCGACACAATCCCGATCTCATTTTGCCCCCGGACCCCGAGTTCGCCGACGAATACTGGAATCGGGTTCGCTACGGCCGAGACCAAGCCAAGAAGCGAAAAGTCGCCCTGGTGGCGATCTGCCGCAATGCGATGCCGTTCTTGCCTCGCACGCTCTCCCTGGTCGAAAAGACGGGCGAGATGTTCGCCGACTGGCGGGCGTTCATCTTCGAGAACGACTCCGTCGACGACACGAAGAGAGTCTTGGCTTCTGCTGGGGCCGACTCGAACGGCAAACTCTCCATCGCGACCACTGACAACGGTCGTCCGCACCTGAACTACACGAAGTCGTCCGACAGGACGATCGCGTTGGCCGAGTATCGGAACATCTGCCGTCTCTGGTGCGCCGAGCATTGCGGAGACTTCGACTACGCGATCGTATTCGACACAGACATGTGGGGCGGCTGGAGCCTCGACGGTGTCGCAAACACGATTGGACACCTCGAAGACGGCGAATACTCGAACGCTTCGGGTATGGGCTCGTACTCGTGGGCGATCTGGGGGAGGCCAGTGTGGGCAAATCCCACCGAGTGCCAGTACGACGCCTGGGCGTGCCGGTGGACATGGTGGCAAGAGCGGCAAAACATGCTCTGGTTTCATCTCTGGCACCCGCCAGTCGGCTCGCGGCCCGTCCGCATGAACTCTTGTTTCGGCCAGTTGGCCGTGTACCGCATGGGGGACTTCATTTCGGGCACGTACGCAGGGGGAGACTGCGAACATGTCGCTCATTGGAGGTCTATGGGAGGGGACTGTTACCTCAACCCTTCGCAGCGGGTTGTTTCGTTTTGGGTTCCGGAAGAAGAAAAATGCCACGAGGGCCAGATGTAACCGTCTGCACGGCTACATTTTCGCAGATGTGGTTGGCAGGGACGCCAACCAGAGTGATTGCCGAGACTCTGAAAATCTCGGCCGACCGCTGCGACGCGACTCGTCGCCGACTGGGCTTGCCACGCCGGGGGAGTTGGCACGGGTCCAAGACCGGCAAGCGAACGGCCTACCTCCCGAGCCCGGCCGAAATACGGCAGAAGTGCCTGGAGTTTCAGGCTGGATGGAGCGAAGAAGAGCGGGCGAGGCGACGTGTCGGCTACAGCCCCGAGCCGAAGTTCGTCGAGATTCAAGTTGTCTCGGCAAGAACTGTTATTCGCGGCTTTGCGGACGAGCAACTCGAAACCACGGCAGAAGATTTGATTGATACTTCGGGTGAGTAGGCGTCTCCGTGTAGCCTGGATTTCGGCACTGACACACGGAGGTTTTCAGCCATGCCCGAACCGAACTACGGCTCTGTCTCGATCTGGGAAAAGATTCGCATCCTGCAAGAGTGGTCGCCGGTCGTGACTTACGTGCAGGCTTTTCTGGCCGAGCATGACCCGCACGCCAAGTCTCTGATCGTCGCCGATGCCTGCGAGTGGCTGGCGGCCAAGTCCAAGAACACCAAGGTCGACGACGAACTCGTTGACCATGTCACGGCGATCCTCAAGTCTCCGCAAGGCGAGTCGTTCCTGCGGTGGATCGTCGACAAGATCGATGGAGAAAAGTGATGTTCGATGTTGAGTTTGCTCTTCGCGCCGCTGCCGTCGTGGCGGCGATTGCTCTCGTGGCGTCTCCTGCCCTGGTGGCAATGCGTCCAAGGTGGCCGTGGTCGTGGTCGTGGTCGTCGCCGCGAGAAGAAGTGACCGACGACGCCAAGACGGTGCTGGACATCGCGAGACGCCTCCAGGCCACCGGGAACGTCGAGGGCGTTCGTCTCTGCAAGGGGCTCATCGACGTGCTGCTCAAGCCGGAGAAGTAGACGTGAAAAGAATCATTCTGGCTGTTGTCCTGGCTGCGTACGGAGTGTTTGGGCTTCCGTCGTTGCCCAAGTTCAACGTCTCCGGCCCGGCCGTCGTTCAGGAGCCTCGCGAGGCCATGAAAAGCACCGTCAAGCCAGTCGTTCGGGCCGTTAGCAAGATGTCACCGATCGACCGACTCTGGCTCCAGACGATCTACAGCAACGCCGCGAAAGTTGTGGCCGCCGACGGAATCGTCGAGCCGCAGGTCATCGTCACAACGGAGGGCTTGCGGGCGATCCATGTGGCGATTCTGAAGTTCATCTGGCGTGGAATGGCTGAAAATCCGCCCGGCGAGTACGAGGGATTGAGCGAAGCCATCGAGAAAGTTCTCGGCGAGGTTATCGGCAAAGACCAGAGGTCTCTGACTCCTGATTTACGGGCGAAGGCCGTCGAGGTCTTCGACGCCATCGCATGGGCTGGGCTTGGAAAGGATCAGTGATGGCCGCTCCGTGGCGTCCGCAGGGGTACGTACCCAACCCTGCGGCGACTGAGAAGTTCGTCTCGTCGCTCAAGTACCCGACCCTGGCTCAAGCGGGGCCGCAACTCACGAGCAACGACAACCAAGACGTTGTCCTGTATCCGGCCATTCTGAAAGTCGACCCGCTCTACAAGAGGGTGGCCCAGGCCATTGGAAGTTGCGTCGGCCACGGATGGGCTGGGTGCGGGGACGCCTTGGCCGCAACGGAGATCGTTGTCCACGGCGAGGCCGAAGATTGGAAGGGGAGAATCTTAGAGGCCTCGATATACAGCGTGAGCCGGGTCGAAGCCAGGGGCAAGACTCGCGCGGGTACAGCCGACGGGTCGTTTGGAGCCGCTGCGGCCGACGCGGTGATGAAGTGGGGCGTGCTGCACTACGGCGTGGACTACGGCGGGACTGTCTTCAAAGACTACTCCGGCATCCGCGAGAAGCAGTGGGGCGACACGGGAATGCCCGACGAACTGGAGAAGTACGCCAAGCAAAGACGGATCAAGACTACGACGTTGATCACGGACTTTGACTCGTACTGCAAGGCTATCTCCAGCGGATTTCCGGTCGCGATCTGTTCTGGGCAGGGCTTTACGATGTCCCGCTCGAAGGGGACGACGATCGAGAACACTGGATTCGCGACGCCTCGCGGTGAGTGGCTTCATTGCATGGCCGGAATCGGCAAAAGAGGCGGCAAGAGGCCTGGAGCCCTGATCTGGAACTCCTGGGGAAGCAAGGCCCACACGGGTCCGCACTATTCGGGGATTCCAGACCGTCCCGACGACATGCCCGACGAGTTTCGTGGATCGACGTTCTGGGTCGACGCCGAAGTCTTGGACAAGATGCTCAAGTCTTGGAAGGACTCGTTTGCTCTCTCGTCCTACGACGGTTTTCCTCCCAGAAAACTCCCCTCGTGGACTGGAGGGATTCTGTGAAGAAAGCACTCGTGCTGCTCGTGGCCCTCGCGGGGTGTGGGCCAAGTCTGACGCCAAAACAGATCGAACTGCTCGGAGAGTGCTTCGCCTGCGCGGCGTACGAGGTCACCAAGGCCGAGTCCGCCGTGTCTCTCAAGCCGCCGGAACCGAAGAAGTGCTGCGGCAAGTGCAAGGGTGGGCTGGTTCGCTCCGGCGACGGCATCGAGTGGGTGTCGTGTCCGTGCGACGACTCATGTCCGTGCAAGACAAACAAGCAGTTTCTCATCCCCGCCAAGACTTTCCCGAAATGACCCAGCAAGAACTCCGCGATCAACTCTGGAGCGAACTGCCTGTCCTGCGACGAAATCTCGTCGGCCGCGAGAAAGTCGACGACGTGATCACGATCGCCATCGAGCAGTGCCCTTTGGAGTTCTTTCAGCACATCTCCCAGGGCTCGAACGAGCAGGGCGTGGTTCTGGCGGCGTGGGGACAGTCCGTGAATCGCGGGTACAGGCTACTCTACGGCGAAGAGGCTCAGTTTGGGCCGCTTTTCTGGATTCTTATCAGTCCCTTGATCCAGTACTTGCTCAAGAGGCTCTTGGAGTGGTGGTTCGAGTCGCGAGTGAACCGCGTAAAAATGGCCGGATGGCAGAAAGAACTTACTTCCGGTTAGTCGCGGCCGGTTTTTAGACTTGAAGTGTCACGCGAGGGACTTGATCCCCACACTGCACACGGAGGTGCGAACAGATGGAACCGAAAATCAAGCGGAAGTTCCGCGCTTTTCCCCTGTCTCTGACAACGGCCGTCTCGTCTGCGACAGCGATTCGGTTTGACGACGTTGCCGGTGGCGCGATCGAAGTCGGGACGTCTCATACGGCAGTCACGACCTTGAGCGTGTGGGCGTCTGACGACGCCGGTGCCACGTACGGCAGGCTGTTCAAGGACGGGCAAGCGATCTCCGTTTCGCTGTCTCCGTCGGCGTCCGAGGCTCGCGTCTACCCAATTCCTGACGAGTGCTACGGCGTGGGGTCTGTGAAACTCGTCGCAGACCAGCCGCAAGGGACTGCCGTTTCTGTCGTCGTCATGCTGAAGGGGTGACAGACATGACAGCAGAAGAGATTCGGGCTGGCCTGCTCGACGCTTTCTTCAGAATTGCCGATCGGTTCGGCGTGCCGTGTGTGATTCTGGCATTCGTGCTGTATTTCGGCCGCGAGGCGATGGTCGCCCTGCACACGACCGTCCTTCAGCCGGTGGTCAAGAGCCATG